AGACTTACCGCTTGCTGTTGGGGACAGCAGGAGTCGCCTGTTGTATCGTAGGGACTCGTATATTGCTTTCAATTGGTAGTCCCTCACCTTCACAGGAAGACGTAGTGCCTTTACAAATCCCACAACAGACTCAGGAGTTATTAGGAGATTTTCTTCCTTTGGATCCCCAAACGTCTCTGAAGACTCCAAAGAGTAAGAGTAGCCCTGTTGCTCAGCCCAGTCTGTAACGTAATCAATTAGTCCACAATATATCTCACCTGTAGCTGGAGAGTATAGGTGGACTTTTCCATCCCATCCTTTATATCTCCTTGTCCTCTGCATATACTTTGCAGACTCTACTTCAAAGGAGAAAAATTCAGCAGCCTCCTTATGGATATGAGGTTCTGCTTTCACCTTTAAATAGACTTCGTTTTTCTTACTGATAAGGAGGTCCATAAAACCATGCCACAATTGATTCACGTAAACCTTTCGTTACTGGTTGGACTCTATGCCAAGTATCAGCAGGAAAGAAAATGGCCTGCCCCCGATTCAAACTAAATGATTTGTATCTTGGGTCAGTGCCTGGTTTATATATCTCCAAATCAAAGTCGCCACCTTCATACTCCTCGTTTAAGAAGAGTGACATACTTATCTTTCTAACCATACCTTTAACAGGTTTAGGGTGTTGATCTACATGCCACCCATAGTATCCTCCTTCAGGATACAAACCATATTGTACTGGTTCAACACCTGTAATTTTAAAATTCCATCCAGCAGTCTTGTTTATCTGTGCAACCATCTTCATTAGCATGGTATAGAATAAAGGATCCTGTATCCATGTTACACTGCTCTTTCTTTTATCCTTTGTCTTATCAAACAACGTGGCATCCTTCCACTCCAAAGTGGGATTCCTAATACATCCACTGACAACAGACATAGCGTCAACGTTGAATGTGACTACCTTGTGAGTAAGACCGTAGTTCATTAGAAACCAGCCTGGAATTTCTGCCAGTCAATAGCATTCTTAATTTGATATCCTCTATTATTAATCTGCTTAAGGATACTCTCAATATAAGAAAGCATTGTCTCTAAGTAAGTTACCTTATATTTTAATTTACAGATGTCATCATCTGCATCTATGAACATTTTAATTTCATCTGAAGTAGTTAACTTCAAATCAAATGGTTGAAATTTATACACTGACGACGGTGCTTTCCCTTTGTAATATACCCACTTCTCTTTTCTTAATTGATTTAATTCCAGCTCTTTTTCTCGCTTCATTAAGCTGAATGTATTGAAATGCTCCATGTATCGTTGGTGGAGCTGTGGAATCTTTGTGGATTCCTCTTCATATTTGTCGGGATCAATGTGGGAATCTTTTGTCCACATCTCCTGGATCATTTCTATGTTCATAATATAAAGTCATGATTATCTTCTTGTCTGAGTATTCTTATTCCTTACCTCGTATAAAAGATACTTAAAGTTTGCTGTTGCAGTTAAGAATTCATTATCACCTTGAGTCACATCAAAATCAATAGTAGATAATGATGTAGGGAACATATTTTTGAATACTACATCGAAGTTTACTAGGTTATTGTTATTTAATACTTGTAGTGTAGCATCAGAATACTTTGGATCTTGTCCTTCCACATATCTATTTGCTTTGACAAATGCTGCTCTCTCTGCTACATTGTCTGGGACACCTAATGCCCTAATCCAATTGTGAATCTCCATATAATTTCTGAGATCCTCATCAACAATAAAGTCAATTGCGAATTCACCATAAACTATATTTCCTTCCATTGGAATAGATATCCTACCTGCTGTAGGTACATCAACATTACCTAAACTTATGTCTGGTATTGCTGCTCTTTGACATAGGAACGAAGTCTTCCTTGCTTTATCCAGAGTGAATAGAAATCCAATTGGAGAAAGAAAGTTTTTATTCGTTAATTGATCCTGATACCAGTTTGCCATTTTACATGTTTATGTTTTCCAACCATGATGTAGCAATAAACTTCTCTCCTTTTAGTGGTGGGTTACCCCTATGGACATGGGTAAACCCTGCTGGCCATATTAACACTTGTCCTCTTGTAGGTTTAAACCTTAGAGATTGATATAGGAATTCGGTTTCTCCACCTTCCTCAACATCATTTAGATACATCATGGTTGCCATGATTCTTCTGTTAGATGCCAGGTTACCATTTTCAGTATGCCATGCGTGGTATCCTTCCTGTGGAAGAGTCCTTTGCACATTTAGGTATGCCTGTTGGTAACTATAATGCTTAAGATGTTCATACTTTTTAGCATATTCCTCAAGACATGTGCCGATAACTTCATTATAGAATCTCATGTATGTGTAACCACACGCATGATCCATCATAAAATCTGAGGTAGCTAAGCAAGAATCTTTTCGGGCATGTACCCCTTGTGCTTTCTTACCACTCGCTCCCCACGTACCAACTCTTTTAAATGTAGCTCCACATTTATCTTGGTACTTCCAATATTCTATTAAGTCGTCAGTGTCATACTCAGTATCGTATATACCAATGAATTGGTTATACTCAATGTTGGTAATGGTCATAATATATCATCATGTATGATTATTTATATCCCCATCCAAAGGCGGTCCTAGCGATTCGTATTCCAGCATCATCTGAAGGAACTCGACCTTTTCCTTTAACTCCTGATTCTCCGCTTCTAGCACTTCGATGTGATCTTGGTAAACTGTTAGCATTGTTTCTAGTTTTTCGTATTTGTTTTCGAGATCCCAATCCATTGGAGACCCCTTTTATTATAAAAAAGTATTTAGGTCCACTTACTCAATACCATCTCCACAGATCCGTCTTGCTTAACATTCTGCTCCACTACCTCAAACCCCTCCTCTTGTGAAGTTTGATTGATACATTCAACAGCATAACACTGAGCAACTTTATCTAAAAACCTCTTCACTGGTATTGGTTGATCCCATGTTTGTAGGTCAGTAACCAACTCATATGATGATGTAGTTTCATTCCATCGGAATCCAATATCCTTACCAATGGATATCTGAACATCTACTTGTTCATGCTCATGTCCTGCTGGATTTTCCAGTGTCTGATTGACATCTACTCCATGTCCCATTAACATTAATGTATGGAGTAATGCTTTACGATTCTTTAATTTCGTTTTTATTGTGCTGAAGTGTGACATCTTTTTGTGTGTAATAATCTGCGGTGTAAATTCTTCTTTCCAAATCTCCAAGTTTTTCTTCGAGTGCTTTGGTAATAGATTCACAGGTGTCTCCACGAGCACCTTCAACCCTTTCTTCCACTCTACCGTCTTGATGAATCTTAAAGATTACTTTAGTTTCTTGTGACATTTCCTAACGTGTAAAATTTGTATCCCTGCGTTGTAATTATGTATGTAGCATCCTCTGCTACTTCAGGTGGTACTATTATAACATACCCTATACCCATATTGAAAGTCCTACACATTTCTTCTTCAGGTACCTCACAGTTGAGCATAATTTTCTGAAAGATTTCAGGTATTCTCCAACTGTTATAGTTAACTTCAACCTTTAATCCTTTAGGTAAACACCTTGGTAAATTCTCAACCAATCCACCACCAGTGATATGTGCCATACCCAATACAGGTATATCATGTAACAGATGAGATACTAAAGATGTGTAGATTGTAGTTGGAGTAAGTAACTCAGGATGTTTGAATCCACATTCATTGATAAGAGTATATCCATTACAATGTATTCCACTACTCTCTATACCAATAGCAACATCACCTTCTTTGATTAAACGACCATCTATAATTCCATCCTCTTCTACTATACCTGTACAGAATCCTGCAAGGTCATAGTCACTCTGTTTATAATGCTCTGCTGTTTCTCCACCTATTAATTCTATACCTGCTATCTCACACCCTTTAAGAATGCCACTCATTATTGCATCCACATTCTTATCTAACTTCTTTGTAGAAATATAATCTAAGAAGTATAGGGGTTTAGCACCACAGGTAATGATATCGTTAACGCACATAGCAACAAGATCAATTCCTATAGTGCTATATCCTCCTAACTCAATTTTAGTCCCAACACCATCAGTGCCAGAAACCAGTAAAGGTTTCTCATACCCAGTAGGGATTTTAAATGCACCACCAAAACCACCAATGGAAGGTGCTTTAATTTTTAATCTTTCCACGAATGCATTACCTGCATCAATATCAACGTTATACTTCATACTCTACACGTGTGTTCAGCAGCAGGATCCCAGCAACCTGGACAATCATACTCCTCTTCATAGTTATGTAATTTCTTTATTACTATATCATATTCAGGTTCAGGATGCAAATTCTTATAATGTTCACATGCTTTGAGCATATAACTTACATCTTTCTCGTTAAATTGCATAGGACAAACTCCAGTCACCCATTATTTATTCCATAAAAAAAGGACTCCGAAGAGTCCTTTGGGTTTATAATAATCTGAATGGTTCTTCTTCACCCTCAATTTGATTCATAGCATACACCTCTAACTTGTAATCACTCAACTCCTTTCTGGGAATTACATCCTTGTTAAGGACTTTTTCAACAGGTAGAAGCACGCTATCTCGTATGGTCTCGAACATCTCTTGGAATTGCTTCTCAAATTCTGCCCTAGACCTTCTGATATCATCAGATTTGTTAGACTCTTTGTCGTTATACAAAATTACTTTTGTAAGTTTAGCCTTTGGTCCCTTATTCAGATCTTCCTTACAGACGGTCATTGTAAGTTGTCTGACTATATCAGACATGTGCCAAGTATTCTTACTAATCATTTTAGTCCAATACTTAGTAACATCGTCCTCCTTATTGTTAGGAAGCCACTCATCAGATTCTTCAATGTAACTATTCAAAGCATCTATGTTGCTATTGATACAGGATTCTGAAGTGTTAACAGTTTTAACACCTGTAAGTTCCTTTAACGCACCACTGATAACTCTGGTTTGTGTCGCTTTGCTCTTTGCATAACGATCCTCACCTCCCATGTATCTGAATAGATTGCGTATGATATCCCTAGTGAATATCTTAGAAGGTTTAAGACCCAAGAATTCCTTTTCTTGTCTAAGGATTCTTACAATTACTGCTTGGAATTGAGCATGTGTTGTATCATCAACAGTAGGTCCATAAACATTTCCCCACATAGATGCCATCATT